GTAATTAAATACACCGGAACAAGGCTAAGGCACAAAGGAAATACGATAGAAGACGCTAAGAAAGCAGCTTGGTATTTAAACAAAATGATTGAGATTATGGAGGCTAGTGAGAATGGGTAAGGGATCGAAGCCAAGACCTATTGATATAGGCAGAGAAGAGTTCAGTAAGAAGTTTGATGGGATAGACTGGAGTAACACGAAGGAAAGTTCTTTAGAAAAGAAAAAAGCCTCCAAGAAGAATGAAAATAAGATTCTTCCCAGAGGCCGTAAGAGTTAATTAATCTTCTAACGATGCTTTTTGAATAAGCTGTCGAGTAGTATTCATTATCACCCTGTTAGCCTCAGATATAAACTTCTGCCTATCATTTGGCATTGATTTAGGGTATCGAGCGAGAATATCTCGACCCTTCTGCGTAGTTAGGAGCATACTCACACCTTTCACTCCGCCAACTATCGGTATAGCAGCCGAAGATGTAAGAGATCCAAGTCCAGCAGCTCCAGCAGCAGCAGTACCAAACCCTGTAGCAGATGTTCCTCCTCTATTAACACCACCGCCAGAAAGTATCCGTCTAGCCTGAGCATTCATGCCTATAGTCTGACCAGCTTGTGCTCTTGGGATGCTATTAACAAGCTTGATAAATCCGTTAAGACTGTCTTGCTCGGCCTTATTAAAGATAACCTTTCTTGCTGCTGAAGTTTTTTGAAGCTGACCTATAAACTGTTTAGCGTTAAACTCTCCACCTTTAGATGCGTTAGTCCAAGCATCTTGAAGAACGGAATACTTTACAGCTTGCTGCCCGCCTTTTTCGGTATTTGCAAAAAGCTGTTGTGCTCTTGCGGTTCCTGTACCAAATGCTTTGTCTTGCTTAACAAAACTTGCAAGTATTGTATCAGTGTCGATGCCTTCAGTAAGAGATCGCTTTAATGCTCCTTTTTGAAATGGAATTACTTTTGACTTGTAATTTGCATCTGCCTTCTTCCACATCTTAAATACATCGTCGCCAGCAGCTAATGCAGCAGTCTCAAGATCTTTTTCAACCGCTTTCTTTATTTGAGTCAAAGCTGAAACTTCACCGAAGCTGCCTGTGCCATTTTTTACAGCATTCTGAGCTTGAGTTATTGCTTTGCCTAACTCAGATCTATATTCTCGTAACTGACTCCATGTCTTTTGAGCACCAGGATCAATGCCTTTTTGAATATAGTTTCCAAGCCTGTCAACTATAATTGACATAATTGGCTTCTTAGTTGTTGCTTCAGCAACTCTTTGCGCTCCAGCTTCTGCCGGATTCTTTCCTAGTAGATCCTTATTGCTTTTAAGCTGCTTTAATACCGCTTGGCTTACTGCTGCTGTCTCAGTCATGGGAACAATACGGCTACCCATTACCTTGCCTATCGCATTGTATTCTTTACCGCTTGCAGCTTTGTTCTTATCTAAAACCTTTTTTAAAGAAGTTTGCAATGTAGTGCCAACGTCATCAACCACACCGCCGATAGATCGAACCATGTTATCTGCCGCATCTCTTAATGCAACTAATTGTTGGTTTCTGAACCCAGACATACCTATAACTGGAACCTGATCCAAGATTGATTCTACTACTTGTATTCCTCTTGAGTTTCTAGCCTCACCCAAAGTTGTCGGCACTTTAAATTTTTCTGAAAGCTCTCCAATTTCTTTAGTGATCATTTTGCCAGCTTCACTTCGACCCACAAGACCTCCCGCAGCTCCTGCTCGGTTAAGGGCAACAGTTGTTGCTAGGCCAAGCTTACCGCCAGCATATGCGTCTTCAGCTCTGCTAGAATCTTCTTCTGCATCTTTAAAAAGAATTGATTCAAGGGCAGCAAGATCAGCAGTTTGTTTAAAAAGCTGTCCAGTTTTCATGGCTCCAATGTTCGCAAGATTGGTAGACATTGTTGGAAGCATAGTTCTGCCTCCTGAGATCGGGCTAAGAGCTAAAGGAGCTATCATCCCAGCAACATCGCCAACGGATGAAGTTAAAGGATTATCAGATCCTCTACGATCAATCTCTTCAAAAGTTCTGTCGTAAAATGATGTGTAATCTTCGTTAAGTTCGCCAGCACCAGGAACTCCAATAGCTTCAGCACCACTAAGGGCCATTTGCCCAAGACCAACGCCAGCCTTTAAAACACCGCCACCAACAGATCTACCAAAATCTTTAAGGCCGCCACTCTCTTGCGGGCTTACTTCTGCTGCTGCGTTAAAGATCTCATCAAACTGTTCAGGTCTATCAATAGCGTCACGCGCATCGAAGACCTCTTGAATTCCTTCAGCTTGCTCGTTTAATCTCTCCCACTCATTAGCCATTACTTTAAAATCAGGAGTGTTGGTTCTGCCATCTTGTTCAGCTTTTACAATCCACTGGCCAACTGAATCAAGAGCTGATCCCACTGCGTAAGCATTATCTTCATTGTTTACTGGATCAAAATCATCCTCAACTACATTGATTGGTCGTTGCAGTTCTTCAGTGCTACTCATTCCTATAGGCAAAGAAGACTCTTGCAAAGCCTTCATCTCAGTAATCTGAGCTAAAGGGTTATCTACAGATCCATCTAGCGATGAAATAACTTCATCTTCTGACGCTCTTACAGCCATATCTTCATCCGTCATTGTTGACACATCTGCAAACGGTATTTGATTGTCTTGTGGCATTGAATTAATTCCCAATTTTAGATTTGTTAATAATATCTTGCGCTACAGATTTTAACACAGGGTTGCCAGTAGCCGACTCTAAAGCGGACGGTGCATTACCATAAGCATCGCTAGATAATCCTGAGTCAAACCCCATCTTGCTTCTATAAACATTTACGGCTGACTGACCTGCTTTCCTAGAGGCTTCATCTATATCCTTACTGCTTAAATCGCCACCAAGCTTTCTGAATTGATCTACTTGATATTTAGACCATGCACTTGCAAAGTTTTGCCCTTCTTTATTTACTCTTGTAAGACTTTGGTTTTCAGAAACCCAGTTCTCCATAAACGCCACTCTACTTCGTAACACTTGCGAGGCAATTTTATTATTTTTTATGATACGTCTGTTACCAGAAATACTCTTATCAACACCTGGAGCCATAGCTAATGCAACCAAAAGCTCTCGCTCACTATCATTACCGCCAAACATTTCAAGTCTTTCAGCACCCATCTGGCTAGACAAGGCTATAGCAGCCTCTCGCATACCTACTTGATCCGCTAATTGCAACTCTTCTTCGTCGGAGTAAAAGGGCAGGCCAATGCCGGTGGCCTGCATTAAATCAACTGCACCAGATTCCAGTGCAGCTACTCCACTTGTAAAAGCGCCGCCAGTTTGTAAGCCCTTATCCAACAAGCTCTCAAACTGACCCATCGAAAGGTCGCCCTGAGAGGATGCCAGAAACTTTTCTCTTTCAGCGTTTATAGCTTTTGCATCGCCAGCAGAAAGTCCTTCAGCTAACTTTTTGGAACTCATTGGCGTCTCTCCTACATCACCAGTGAATGTAGGAACTTTCTGAGTCGTTGTGTAACCTGTTACATTGCCAGCCGCATCTAAATTTTGTTGCGTAGTGCTTAAAGCTGTTTGCTTGTTGTAATAAGCTTGAAGAAGATTAGCTTTATCAGTTTCACCATTTTCTCGTAATCTAGCTATCTCATTAATCGTTTGAAGCTGTGAGCTAGGCTTCTGCTTGCCCAACCTTAGCTCTGAAGTTTCAAATCTATCTTGAATTCCCTGTTGAGTTATTGCTTGTTGAAGAAGCTTGTCTTGTTGGTTCTTAGCGGCTATTGCTCTTTCTTCTTCTCGAACTCTATCATCTCTTACTGTTTTTGCTATTAGATTCGTTTTAGCAATTTCTCTAGCTTCTTCGACATTTCCTTGAGCTAGTGCATCTTGAGTTCTATTGTAATTCCTTTCATCTACAGCAGCAGCAGCAGCTAATTGATTAGCTTTATACGCCGCTCTTTGATCATCAAAACTCATTTCTTCTTTAAGAACAGATGCTTCTGACGCTAAAGAAGCTTGCTTTGCTTGAGCTGCCTTTACAGCAGAATCAATCTCTCCCTGACGAGCTGCTTGCATACCCTGCATACCAGAACCCAGAGCTTGACCAATACGCTGAGAAAGGTTGTTTGTGCCGCTACTAGATAGCAACGCAAGACCAGCATTGAATGCAAACGCTCTTTGACCCTCACCAGGACTAGAGAATGCTTCTGAAAAAGACTGACCTTCATTTAAGAACTTTGTTCTAGGTCGGTTTGTAATTGTTTTGCCAGACTCCACTTGAGCAGCAGCCTGTCTAGCTCTAATATCTCTTAACTGAGCTTGACGAGCCTCTAAAGCTTGCATGCCAGGATCAACTGGCGGTGCTTGTACGCCCATCGGTATCGCTGAAGGGAGAGCCTGAGCATCCGCTGTTCGCAATGGAATAGGTGATGGTAGACTTTGCTCGGCTGCAAGTCTCTCTGCTCTAACGTCTCGCTGAGGAGCTGCTGGAGCACTCTGAGCGTCTGGACTTCCAAACTGACTAAAAGCCTGAGCTAGTAATTCTCTTTCGTTTAATTCTTCTGGTGTAGCCATAATTTATTTATCTCAATCCTTAAATATTAAGAGAACAAAGCTGTATTTCTAGCTCGTGCATTGTATCGCTCTTCTTCGTCAAACTCATTTCTAGCTTCGTCAAAAAGACCTCTAGGAATAAAGGTTGGGCCATCGCCACCAGCTTTTGCTATCTTCTCTTCTACTGAAGGAGGTGGAGCCGTTTGTCGTTGCTGGTAAGGTTGCGCTACTGCTACAGGTTGTTGCTGCTGTTGCTGCTGCGGTGATAGTGCGCTTGCAAATTGCATAGCCTTCACCGGTTTAGATCTAACTGCCTGACCTGCTTTGCCAAAAGCGTTTTTAGCTGCTGCTGCTTTAGCTGCTATAGCTTTGGCTGCTGCTGACTCTGTAGCGCCTAAAGTTGTTGTCGCTGCCGCATTAGATACACCTAAAGCTTGAGTTGGAACAGATAATCCGCTTGCTGCGTTAATAGCTGCCGTTTTAGCTGCTTCTGCGCTTGCTGCACCACCAAGACCTGCTTGAGCAGACCCTAAAGCTGAAGTTGCCGCAGAACCAGTACCAGCAACGGTTGATCCAGCGCCTCCTGCCGCACCACCTAAGCCACCAGTAATTGCGCCTAGTGTACCACCAAGTAACGCGCCTCTAAGTCGATCCTCTTTATTTGTTGCTGCTCCAGCAACGGCCCCTAAAAGCATTGGTACTAAAAAAGCTGGCATAATATTATCCTGTTAGTAACACCACAATACGGGTGTAGTTTCTCTTATATCTACATGGA